CTAAAGCAAGAGGTATGTCTGCTAGTAGAAGAAGTGCAGCAGTAAGAAGAAAACAGGCAAAATCTAACAGAGGGCCAAAACCAAGTTATGCGAGGACTTAAACATGGTAGCAAAAAAATATCAAAACCCAACAGGCGGACTTAATGAAGCAGGTAGAAAGTTTTTTAAAAGAACTACAGGTGCTAATTTAAAAAGACCTGTAACAGGTAAACCAAAGAAAGGCTCTAAAGCAGCTAAAAGAAAGAAAAGTTTTTGTGCAAGAATGAGTGGTGTTAAAGGTGCAATGAGTAAGAATGGAAAGCCAACACGTAAGGCTTTAGCTTTGCGTAAATGGAAATGTTGACATAACAGTGCGACCTTTTTAGGTGGCTGTTGCCGACAAGTAGTAGTAACTTGACCTTCTGCGGAAGACAATCTTGGGGTGAATCTTAGAGGCTTTTATAAACAATTAACTTTAAATCATAGGAGATTTTATTATGGCAAATGCTACTCCAGTATCTGTCGGTAGAGTCAACGCTGGTGGTTCTGAAGACGCTCTGTTTCTGAAAGTTTTTGCGGGAGAGGTTTTAACTTCTTTTGAAAGAGCTTCAGTAACTCAAGGGTCTGAAACTGTCCGTTCTATTAGCTCAGGTAAATCTGCTACTTTCCCAGTAATGGGTAGAGTATCAGCAGCTTATCATACAGCTGGTGCGGAAATCACAGGCAACGACGTAAACCACAACGAAAAGGTCATTACTATTAATGACTTATTAATTAGCTCAGTTTTCCTTAGCAATATTGAGGAAGCGAAAAATCACTGGGATGTAAGAGGAGCTTATTCTACTGAAATTGGTAGAGCTTTAGCTTTCCAAAAAGATAAGCACATCTTACAAACTATTGGTCAAGCTGCACAAGCTTCTGCAAACGTATCTGATTCAGGTTACGGAGCGGGAACTGTGTTAACTGACACAAACATTGCATCAGCTACAGACGCAACTGCTGCTAACGCAATGATAGACGCATTATTTGATGCGGCTAGAACAATGGATAATAACTACGTTCCTAAAGAAGGCAGAAAAGCTTTCATTAGAACTGAAGAGTATTATAAATTAGCAAACGCTACTAACGCTGTAAACGTTGACTTCAGTGGTCAAGGTTCTATTGCTGAAGGTAAAGTTATGAAGATAGCTGGAATTGAGTTAATTCCAACTCCACATTTTGTGGCTTCTAACATTACAACAGCATTACCTGACGCTGGTTCAGCTACTGCTGGTGCAACTAAACCACAAGCGGTTAACTTAGCAAACTATGTATGTCTAGTATGTCATCCATCAGCTGCTGGTACTGTCAAATTGATGGACTTAGCGACTGAAATGGAATATGACATAAGACGTCAAGGAACGCTAATGGTAGCTAAATACGCAATGGGACACGGCGTGCTGCGTCCTGAGGCGGCTGTAGGTATTAAAGAAGCGTAAGCTCTTTTAAACTTAACGAGAGGGTGGCTTCGGCTGCCCTCTTTCTTTTTATGGAATATATATGGCAACACAACTAACACCAACTACAGAGTTACAAGCTATTAATACTATGCTTTCTTCTATCGGAGAAGCACCTGTAAACTCTATTAGCGGCACTAACAATGTAGATGTAGCTGTCGCTATAAATATATTAAATGAGACAAGCCTTGCTGTTCAAAGTGAAGGCTGGAATTTCAACACCGAATACAACGTATCTTATTCTTTAGATACTGACAACAAACTCCCCCTACCCTCTAACTGTGTACAAGCAGACGCTGGTTCAGCTAATAGAGACCGTAACTTAGTTATACGTAATGGTTTTATATACGACTTAGATAACCATACAGATGTATTAACTGCAAGTGTCCCCCTAGATGTAGTATTGGTTCAATTATTTGAACAACTACCTGAATATGCAAGACGTTATATTACTGCAAAATCTGCTAGAAGATTCGCCGCTAGATTTATTGGTGACGCTGGTTTAACTGAATTAGCTCAAGTTGATGAACAAGAAGCTTATAACAATTTCAAACAGTCTGATTCTAGAAGTGAAGACAACAACATACTAGAAGGAGACGCTAACACTTATTCAATAATAAATAGACCCCCAAGAAGGACTTATTAATGGCTGTAGTATCACAAAGTATACCTAATTTTCTAAATGGCATTAGCCAACAGACACCTACTCAACGTGGAATTAATCAAGGTGAAGACCAAGTTAATTGCTCTAACAGTGTTGTTGATGGTTTATCTAAAAGACCACCTTTAGAATATGTAGCTACTTTAGATGCTTCTAACCTATTGCCTAACACTGCTAAAACATGGTCTATACAAAGAGATGAGAGTAATAGATACCTAACTTCATTTTATAATGGCGGTATTAAAGTTTATGATTTAGATGGGAACTCAAAGACTGTTAGCTTTCCTGACGGCACATCATACTTAAACAGCACAAATCCTAAAGAAGATTTTAAAATGGTCAACATAGCTGACTACACTTTTGTAGTCAACAAATCTATTGTACCAATAGCTGACTCAACAACTTCAGCTGCTAAAATAGAGCACTTCTATGTAGTCTTTACTGTTAGTAATTTTGGTAGAGAATATGCAATACACCTGACTCACCCCGACTTATCTTATGGTATCAACGCTATTATACAAATGCCTGATGGCAGTGATGCTAACCATGACACAGATTTTAGAGACACAGGCAAGCTTATAGATATCTTCCTTAAAGGAACAAGCAGTGGTTATTGGAATGCTTCCTCTAGTATTGAGTTTAAATTAACTAGAGCAGACACAGGTGCTACCTTAAGTACTACTCAAGGGCTCGGAACATACTCAGAAGTAACATCTGAGTTTACATTTACAGAACATCAATCATCTTTACGTGGTCTAGTTGTAGATGGTAACACTAATTACACAGTAGAGACCCATGATGGTGCTGGTAACAGTGAGCTTTATGCTATAAAAGATGAGATACAAGATTTTACTAAGTTGCCTTTCTATGCAAAAAATGGTGACAAGATTAAAGTAACAGGTGACGCTGGTGACACATCATCAGATTACTATGTTAACTATGTAGGCAATGGAGTGTGGGAAGAGTGTATAGCTCCATCTACTTCTCTAGGTCTTAATGATGCTTATATGCCACACGCATTAATAAACAACAATAATGGTACATTCACATTTGCTAAACAATCATGGACGGATAGAGACTGTGGTGACACTACAACTAATCCTAACCCTAGCTTTGTTGGACAGAAGATACAGAACTTAACGTTCTTTAAAAGTAGACTAGGCATATTATCAGGAGAGAACTTAATACTCTCAGGTAATGCAGATTACTTTAACTTCTTTTCATCTACAGTAACACAAGTGTTAGACACTGACCCTATAGATGTCGCAGCTTCAGGTACAACAGTTAATACTTTAAAACACTCAATAGCATTCAATGAAACTCTATTGTTATTCTCAGATACAGCTCAATATAAAGTAGGCTATGCTGGTGAAACTATTACACCACTAACAACTATACTAAATGAGGTATCTACATTCGCTTTAGATGATGCTGTAACACCTGTATCTTCAGGTAAGTTTGCATACTTTGCACAGAAGAGGAATGCTAACACCGCTATAAGAGAATACTTTGCTGACAATGACACACTAACTAATGATGGTCTTGATATTACTGTAGCAGTACAAAAGCTTATTCCTGATAATGCTTATCAAATGATTAGTAATACAACAGAAGATACTTTAATCGTACTTTGTGCAGATACAGCTGATTCACAAGTAGCCCCTTACTCAGGGACAGCTTCAGCAACTAATGCTTCAACAATGTTTGTATATAAATATTTCTTTGATAGAGGAGAGAAGGTACAAACAGCATGGTCTAAGTGGACATTTACAGGTGTAAAGATACTTGGTGGTATGACTGTAAACAACTATGTTTATTTACTAGCAGCTGAAGATACTGATACTAAATTGTTTAGAATAGACCTACAAAACTTAGCAGACTCACCTATAGGTTTTAATGTTCATCTTGATTTTAAAAAGAGTGTAACAGGTACTTATTCTTCAGGTACAGGTTTAACAACATTTACAGCACCATACGGAGCTAAAGCGGGTCTTATAGCTGTTGATAGTACTACAGGTGCAAACTATACAGCTACTAACACCAGTGGTGGTACATATACAATAGAAGGAGACCACACTGGTTTAATAATAGGTGTGCCTTATGAATCTAAATATACACTTTCTCCACAATATGTTAGAGAAGCTGCTGGTAATGGTGTCATAGCTATTACTTCAGGTAGATACCAAATTAGAACTATATCTTTTGATTATGAGAACTCAGGTTTCTTTGAAGTAGAAGTTACTCCTGAGACTAGAGACGCATATACAACTATAATGAATGGCTATGTTGTAGGCTTCTCAGGTAGTGTAGACAATCCAGCATTATCTAGCGGGACACTGGTTGTCCCAGTACAATCTAGAAACACACAGTTTACTTTAAATGTAAAAAGCAGCAGTCATCTACCCATGTTTATACCAAGTGCAGAAGTAGAGGGCTATTATCATAGACGTTCTAAGAGGGTATAAAATGGCACACGTGAGAAATGCAATAGTAGCAGATGGTTTATTCCTAGCTCCTAAGATGCGGGATGAAGACAAAGATGAATTACTGGCGGCTGATGGTGTACAGCCTATGGCTGCCTTGTTAGAACCTTTTAAACATAGAGGAGCTCGTAACTACAGTGTCATAGGCACAGAAGAAGAATACGTTGTTGGCATGTTTGGCTCAGTACCTTCAAGTGAAAAAGGATGGGGTGTAGCTTGGTTGTTATGTAGTGATGAGCTGTTTAATTATAAGAAAGAATTTGTAAAACAATGCCCTCAATGGGTAGAAGACATGGGTAAAGGGTATGATTACCTGTATAATTATGTA